ATGGCCGAACTTAATAACAAGTTTTCAGGCCAAGCCGCAGCTAGATTAGATACCTATGCTGGAAAGTTAAGTTTAATATCTGTTGCTGCAGCCAACTCACGTGAAATTATTGGTAAAGGTTTATTAGATGCATTGAGCGCTTTAGGTAAAGATAACAGCATTGCAAGTGTAACTAATAGCATGGAAGATTTTGCTACTGCCACTAGCGAGGTATTGGTCGGGTTAGGTAAGGTAGCAGGTAAATTAAAAGAGATCACAAATATCCCGGGTATAGATGGATCATTTTTAAGAAACGTACCTGGCATTGGTGCAGTGCTAAGAGCTACAGAAGCATTAAGGGGCGCAGGTCGCCAGCAAACAGATAGAGGTGGTTTAGAAAGAACCGCAGGTAGAGTTAATGCTCAACAAAGAAAGCAAGAAGAACGAGCTATTAAAAACTCTGTTGCATTACGCAAAACTGAAAACGATCTATTAAAGAAAAAGACAGCTGTAGATCAGTTAAGAGATAAGTTTGATGTTGAGCGTATAGGTTTTACAGTAGCCTTAAATGAAGCAACAGATAAAGAAACAAAATTACGCATACAAGCACAATTAGCCATTTTAGATAACAATGAAGCATTGGCTAAAAAAATATTAGCGGAAATGGAAGCGGCTAAAGCTGCACAAGAATTAACTGAAGCATTTAGAAAAGCAATTAGAGAGTTACTAGATGGCATAAAGCCTACTGTAAATCAATTAAAAGAATTAAGTATGGGCGCATTACGCACAGAAACTAGAACTATCCTAAACTATGCTGCACCAGCCGTAAGTGGATTACAACAATTAATAGCACCTACCCAGCCAGGCACCTTTGAAGATTTAAGAGGTAGCATATCTGGATTACTAGAACAATCTAGGCCTAGCATTACAGGCTTAAAAGAATTGTTATCAGGTATTCAGCAAACCTCAGGGGCTACCATTAATTTAACAGTAGATGCTAGTGGTGATAAATTGAGCCAGGCTATTGCAGAAAGCATCCAATTAGCTGGACGTAATGGTTATAGCACAGTACCAGCTGGATTTATAGTATGACAGTACCAGTAATTAATGCAGTAATTAACTTTAGCACTGGCCCTAGTTTTGCTCAGGCCATGATTTTAGATACAGGTATCTTAGGCACAAACGTTTTAGCAGATTCCGCAGCTGTAATTGTAGATGTATCTAATCAAGTAAACAGAATAGAAACTAATAGAGGCCGTACTGCGCTTAGTGATGAGTTTCAAACAGGTTCCCTTACTTTACGCATAACAGATCAGAATGGTGATTTTAATCCACAAAACCCATCTAGCCCATATTACAATTTATTAACACCCATGAAAAAGGTACAGATTACTGCTACCTATAATTCAGTTACTTATCCTATATTTGCAGGATTTATTACAAGTTACGTTACGACCTATCCAGATGATGGTGAAGGTGTGGCAATAACTACTATACAAGCTGTAGATGCTTTTAGATTAGCCCAGTTAGCACAGATAAGCACAGTGGCTGGCACTAGCGCAGGTCAATTATCAGGTGCACGTGTGGACGATATTTTAGATCAGATTTCATGGCCAGCATCTCAGCGAGATATTGATTCAGGTCTTACTACATTACAGGCAGATCCAGGTACTAACCGCACAGCATTACAAGCACTATTTACAGTAGCCAATTCTGAATATGGTGCTATCTATGTTGATGCCGACAATAACTTTGTATTTCAAGATAGAGCAGTTACAGCTAGTTCTATTGGTGGCACACCTACAGTGTTTGCAGATGATGGATCAGGCATAACATACTTTGATGCTACCTGGATATTAAATGACGTACTTATATTTAACAAAGCCACTATCACTAGAGCTGGTGGTAGCCCACAAGTAGCCCTAAATCAAGCCAGCATAGACAAGTACTTTTTGCATAGTTACTTTTTAGATAACTTGTTAATGCAAACAGATGCTGCAGCGTTAGATCATGCTCAGGCTTATGTAGCTTCTAGGCAAGAAACCTCTATCCGTGTGGATGCCATAGTGCTAGACCTTTATACACCTAGTTACAATTCAGGCATAGTGGCAGCCTTAGACTTAGACTTTTTCGATCCAATCACAGTTAAAACTACCCAGCCTGGCGGATCACTTTTAGAGAAAACTTTACAGATTTTTGGGGTAAGGATGAACATAACCCCGAATAGTTGGAAAACCACGTTCACGACACTAGAGCCAGTTATAGACGCTTTTATCCTAAATAATAGCATTTATGGCACTTTAGACTATAATGTCCTAAGTTACTAAGGAGTAGAGATGGCAGCAGGTTTAGGGTTTAAGGATTTTGTTACAGGCGAGGTATTAACCGCAGCCGACGTAGATGGCTATTTAATGCAAGGTATCTGGGTGTTTGACGATGCCACAGCTAGAGATGCAGCTGTTACATCACCACAAGAAGGTAATGCCTGTTATCTAAAAAATACAAATGAAGTGCTCACGTACTCTGGTAGTGCCTGGGTAGCAGTTGGTGGTGGCAGTGGAATGACTTTGATAAGTGCCACTACTATTGGATCGGCAGTCGCATCAGTAACTGTTACTGGTGCTTTTAGTGCAACCTATGATAATTATAAAATCATTATTACTGGTGGCTCAGCAAGCGCAGATAACTTTTTTCAACTTACTTTAGGAGCAACAACAACAGGCTACTACTATGCTGGGCAATTTGTAACCTATGCAAATTCAGCAAGTACTGCCGCAGGTTCAAACGCTGCTTTTTATTTTGCAGGTAATGGGCAGTCATCTGGACTGCAAACTGATATAGATGTTTATAACCCTTTTTTAAGCGATGAGACTGCTTTTATTTCTAGGTTTGCTCAATTACGAACAGGCGGTTCAAGTGGGTATGTTGCTGGTTATCTAAATAATACTACTTCATATACTGCATTCACAATAACACCAAGTACAGGCACTTTAACAGGTGGCACAATTCGAGTTTATGGATTAAAAAACAGTTAGGAAATAAAATGACATATAAAGTACAAATAGATGATTTAATTAGAAATGCTAATGCCGATGAAATAGCACAATTTGAGATTTATTCTCAAAATGAAGCATTACGTCAAGCCGAAGCGGAAGCAAAGGCGCAAGCCAAGGCAACTGCCGAAGGTAAACTTGCCGCACTTGGTTTAACTACTGATGATTTAAGGGCTTTAGGTTTATAGCACAATCTTGAGGAAGTGTGGCGAATGAAACCTTGGTTATGTGCAGCTGGCGTGCAGTTAAGAGATCAGGTTGATACCTGGTATCCAGATCGCCGCACTACCAGTGATGGGTGGATTGGTGATGCTCGTCATTCCGCCAGTAAATCGGATCATAATCCAGACAAATCTGGGATCGTCCGAGCCATTGATATTGATTCTCGTTTGGATTCATCCGAGCAGCTCTCGATATATCTGGCTGACCAAATCAGAGTCTGTGCTAAAACCGATAAGCGCATATCTTACATAATACATAATGGTTTTATAGCTTCAAGAAGGTTTGGATTTAAGTGGCGGCGCTATAGGGGTATAAATCCGCATAAAAAACACATACATTGCTCTTTTACAAAGTCAGGCGACAAAGATGGTAAGCCGTTTGATATACCACTACTAGGGGGAAAAATATGAAGATAACCAAGAAGCAAAAAGCAATACTAAAATCTTATGCACGTGGGGTATTAGTATCTTTCTTAACATTTTTAGCCAGTAATGAATTAGGTTTAGATCCAGCACTGTCTGTAGTAGTTGCAGCACTTGCTGGTCCAGCAGCTAGGGCTTTAGATAAATCCGATACAGCTTATGGCATCGGTGCAGATGCGAAATGAGTCCAACAGAATGGGCTGGCTTTGGCGCTGGCGTTATGGCCGTGCTATCAGGCGTGCTAATAGGACTACGTTTTTTAGTTAAAGGTTGGCTAAATGAGTTACGCCCTAATGGTGGCTCTAGTATGAAAGATCAATTAACTAGGTTAGAACAGCGTGTTGATGATCTATTCCTTATCATGAATAAGCGACAATAGCAATATGGCTACCGCACGCAAGCGCAAGAAGGTTAATAAGCGCAAGGGTAAATACACTCATGAGCAGATTAACACTAAGTTAGATACCTATGCTATTTCGTTGCGTGAGTTTTATTTAAGCCTAAGACGTGCAGGATTTCCAGTAGATCAAGCTCTAGGGATGTGCGATAAAAACGTATTTCCAGACTGGCTAACACCATCTAGTCCAGACTTTGATCCAGTTAATCCAGACCATGACCCCTACGAAGACGAGGACTAATTGCGCAAAATTGCGTTTGTGTCAGATCTGCAAGTTCCTTTTTTTAATGAAGCAAGTGTCAAATCAGTAGGCCGCTTTTTAGCCAAGTGGAATCCACATAGGACTATCTGTATTGGTGATGAGATTGATTTACCACAGCTAGGTAGTTTTAATGCTGGCACCATTGATGAAATGGTTGGCAACATAAATGACGATAGAAAACAAACACAAGAAGTATTAAGTTACCTAGGGGTAACAGATGTACTAGGAAGTAACCATGGAATCAGACTTTATCGATCAATCAAAAAACGACTACCATCATTCCTCAACTTACCAGAAATGCAGTATGAGCGTTTTATGGGATATGACAAGCTCGGCATCAAGTTCAGCCCCTTTGGGCTCGATTGGGCGCCAGGCTGGACAGCCGTTCATGGAGATGCTTTCCCTCTTAGCCAAGTGCCTGGACAAACGGCCTTAAACGGGGCTAGAAGGCTAGGTAAGAGCGTTGTCTGTGGTCACACCCATAGACTAGGGGTATCGGCCTTTACAGAGGCTTCTAGAGGCCAATTAGGGCGTACTGTATGGGGAGTAGAAGTCGGAAATCTTGTTGATTTGAGCAGTTCAGGAATGGCTTATACAAGGGGCTATGCTAACTGGCAACAAGGCTTCGCTGTGGCATACGTGCATGAGCGTAAAGTTCAGGTAATAACTATACCTATCAATGCAGATGGCAGCTTTATATTCGAGGGCAAACTCTACAAATAACGTTATCAAATCGTTATCAAAATATAGCCCGAAATCATCCACAAAGTCGTACACAGGTGTCACACTATTTCCATGCCACAAAGCGTGTGCATAGAAAGTAGGGCTACAAATGAATAACATATGGCTAGAAGCTAGACAGGATGGTCTGATATTTTTTATGATCATGCTAGGTCTAGCAGTATTGGTACTGGCTTATTGGAAAATACAAAGTAGAGCGTTTGATCGTGGATACTGGGTCGGTAGATCAGCTGGCTGGAAAGCATCTATTGAGCATAATCAGAAGATCGAGAAACTAAGATCTAGAGCTGTGTTTGATTATGACAAACACTGAGAAATTGTTTGCAGATGCAGTCGCACTTATACACGAAAGAGGGATGCATTACGGCCACCCAGCAATCCAGATGGATCGAATTGCCAAGTTATGGTCTGCGTATCTCAATTTCCCGATCACATCAAATCAAGTGGCAGGCTGTATGGCATTGCTCAAAATCAGTCGCAGTGTGGAAAGTCCAGAGCTTGACGATCACTACAAAGACGCACTTGCGTATATTGCCATCTCAAAAACCTGCCATGAATACATGCAGGATAAAGATTTTGAATGGGAGCACTAATTATGGCATTTGACCTAAGCAATTACGAAACAGTAGACGAACGTCTACATAAATGGTGGAAGGAATTTCCAGATGGAAGATTGGAAACAGAGCTTATCGAGGCCACAAACACTAGATTCATTGTGGTTTGTAAACTCTACAAAACAGAAGCAGATCTCAAAGCGTGTGCTACGGGGCTTGCGTTGGAGAATATTAGTGATAGAGGCGTTAACGCAAATTTCGCTTTA